AACCTAATAAATAAATTATAAATATGAATTATTCAAAACAATCCGCTTATATTAACTGCACTATAATTGCCGAAAAAATTGGCAGAGTATTAGACAAAAAGTACTTGCAATCTGAAGATTGTAGTGAAACAGAGCTAAGACAGTTGCAAGACATCTTAATAGAAGATTATAACCGCAAGCTAGCTAAATAATAACACCTAATAAATAAATTATAAATATGAAAAAATACATGTATCAAGAGCAGTTCAAAGCAAACGGCCAAGACATAGAGGCTTACAGGGTTGAAAACGATATCAATGGCAATCCTAGGTATGTAATACACTTCTTGCAATTAGTTAATAAGAGCGAGCAAAAAGAGGTTCATAAAAGCACAGTATTATTGCAAGAGAAGTATCCTAATCAATGGATTAGCTCAGTAGATCAAATGTTTGCCCTTGCGCTCAAAAAGGCTAAAAAGGTAGGCGGCCAAGTTTACAGGGCTAAGTGGTTCGGAGGCGGCATAGTGTTTCAATCTTACAATATCAAAGACCATATTGAGCAAGCCCTTAAAGCCTAATAAATAAATTATAAATATGAAAAAACTAATAAAAGAACTAGTACAAAATCAACTTGTAAAGAGTGAGCAGCTTGCCGAAGATGCAGTGATATTATTCTTTACTTTTACCGGTTGCCTGGCTCTAATGGCCTTGGCAATCGTAATTGAATTAGCAATCTAAACCACTAACCACGCACACTATGAAAAATCTTAAAAGCAGCACCGAAGTTAATTTACCATTCGGCACTATGCTATTCACCCGTCAAATTTGTTTTGATGGTCACCAACAGACGATGTACCAATATGTCTTTGATGGTTCTAGCCATTTCGATATAGAGCAGTGTGACCCTTTTCACTGGTGCAAAGCAGACCGCATGTATATGAGAGATTTAATGATATCAGAAGGCGGTGTATCGGAATCAGAAGCAAATGACTACATCAGCGTACTTACTAAAAAGCAATGGGCTAAGCGTAAAGGTTCACACTCAATGACAATAAAAAGAGGAGACCGCTGGTAACAATATGAAAACACAAACCGAAAAAGAAGCATTAGAATTATTCTCAAATGTAACATTAATTGAATTTGCACGCAGACTTAGCGAATACTATAAAAATAAATAACCCTCAGTAATCACACAAGCAATTAACACTCAGAGGCTCTATATGGCTCGATTAGATGCTAATGGGGTCGGAACATCAAACAATAAACAAAACGCCTTCTAGGGGCATTAGAAGCCCTTAGAGGGGTATTACGGAGATATGGACGAATCACAATTAAGCGCAGTAAGATGTATGGAAGGCTTCAGAGACAAAATAGAGATGTTTATGAGAGCGGGAGATATAGTAGACCATACCAAGGGCGGTAGATCTACTAAAGAAGAAACAAAAATAGCTAGGGAAAAGTCTCTAAGCATATGGAAGCAAGGCGGTTGCACTATGGCGAAGGCGGCAAGGCAAGGCGGTGCAGATGTAGGGACATTTAGAAAATGGCTAGTAGAGAACGGGCACCATAAGCCTAAGAGTAGAAAAGTGAATGTCTTGCTATAAGATAGCCTATACCAGGCGAGATATGCCAACTAGATGCGAGGCCATAAAGCACGCACATACAGAGGAGGAAGCATTGAAACATCTAACTACCGGCAACAGTAAGAAAGGCTATAAGCTCAAGCGCAGCGGTGTATCTATTGAGGTAATAGCAGTAAAAAAGTTACCTCATACTCTATAGGCTTGACAAATGATTTACAATGAATATCAGTTTTTCATATATTCCGTGTAGTGACGGATCAGATAGTTTTAAAACCTCTCTTTCAGCACTACATGGAAGAGAGGTTTTTTTTACAGTATATCGGAGCAAGGCAGGTGGACGATCCATTGACCCCAAGTCTGAGTTTGTGGTTGCATAGTTTGAAAGAGACCCGACTATGCGTAAAGGGTTTACAGTAATGTAGGAACGGCCACGGCTAGCGTAATACAGGACTTACCACACGCGACGATCCGAGGCACTATCGAAGGCGGGGGCACTCATAATTTGAGGCTCTACTTAGCATAGGTTTGACCAGTAATGGGGAACCTATGCTTAAACAGGGAGCATCTCTAATTTGAATGAGGCATAAAAAAACATTGACCTTACAATTATTTAATCCGATTATACTATTATATGAATAAAAAAACTGATATAAAAACTGCTCTACTGGATGTAGAAATAATACTGTACAAGCATGCCGCTAAAGCAGAAGCTGAAGGAACAAGTTTACGGGTATTAAAATCTATGTGCATACAAGCCATCGATCAATGTGTGATCGCAAGCAAGGCATCTGCATTCTATCTCATAGTATCGGGTCGTGATAACTTTCGTAAGACACTCTATCCCAATTATAAAGGTAATCGTGGAGACAAGCCGCCACTATACAAGCCCCTAAGTAATGCCATAGAGGAACTGTACTCGAACCGGTGGTATCAGCACGACCAGTTAGAGGCTGATGATTTACTGGGTATAATGGCTACCAATGAAAAGATTAATAATCCTATTATATGTAGCATAGATAAAGATATGTTGTCTGTTCCTGGGTGGCATTATAACTGGGACAAGGATGATTGGCCTGCCTATGTGAGCCAAGAAGAAGCTGATTATAATTGGCTAGTGCAGCTACTGATGGGTGATAGCACCGATTGCATCGAGGGTATGAAGGGTGTTGGCAAAGTAAAAGCAGAGAAACTAATTAAGAAGTATGCAGACCCTACATTAAGTGTTCCAGAGCAAGCTAAAAATATTTACGAAAAAGAGAATTATTCTCTTGACCAGTACTATAACTGTCTAAATACTGTGACTATCTGGAGGAAACCTCTACCAGAGGAACTACTAGAAAACGAACTAATTACAGAGATAGTTAAAACCATACCAACACTAGAATAATGGACATAAAACAAGACAACATCGAACGCATACAAACACAGATAGATATGATAAGACAGGAGTCACGCACTCTATCCTATCGTATAGAAAGAATGATGGATCAGCGTAAGGCCCTTAGCGAGGAGAAGAACAGACTCAAAGATAGACTTGAAGCTGTTAATGCAATACCTACTAAAGAACTTATTGAAGGAACTAATGAAGCTCTCTCTAGCCTAACAATCAGAACATAATAATATGGAAACAATGGACGCAGATCTAATAGAAATATTAGATAATAAACTTGAGTCGATGAGAGGATACGGCTTAACTGACGATGAAATATATATCATTAATCTTGCTATACATTTAACAAACACACCAACCAAATAATAATATGCACGACCCAAACAAGTCTTATAGCATATGGAAAGCTATGGTTCATGGCAATAGCACATGGAGAGCTATGGTTTATAGGAGCAAGTTTGAAAGGTGGGACGATAATTTCGTTGACATCAAGGACATGAAGCCCAAAGAACTATTTGAATATTACCTATCCACTAAAGAAATAATAACCACACCAACCAAATAATAATATGACAATAGAAGAAAAACTAACAGATTGCTTATTCGATGCAATCGACACACGCAAATCACTTAGCAATGCTGTCTTGAATCAACCCAAGGACAGAGACGGAACAGAAACAACAGTAGGTGATTGCCTAGATAATATCATTGAAACACTAAAGGAGATAACAGAATAATATGACAATAGAAGTTCACACCGCAGAGATAGATCCGCACACAGAAGTTTTTGCATTAGACGTAGACGATGTATCATTACAACGCCTACAGTATGGAGAGGTCGGAAGCCCTTATCCCTATGTTAAGGTGGCCGATGTTGCCAAGGCCTTACAACCAAAGGCTCCACGCAATGATAGCGACCTGCTAGATTTGATTGATAATCAAGGCTATACCTATTGCTTCTTTGCCTCCGAAGGAGAGGTTACCAGGAGCAAGCACAGATGCGTAGCCATCTATTCCCCTACTGGTCAGCAACTTACAGGAGTTGCAGAAGGATTTGAGAATGTAAGGGACGCACTAGGTTATGTCTTAGACATGGAGGAAACTAAATAGTATGAAGCTATTTATGGACGGCTTCGATGAGTGCATCGCAGGCATTGTACACCGATATGGTCAACCAACTCTCGTATGCTACGACAAGGAGAAAGTCTTGGAACAGTTAATGGAGGACGGCATGACCGAAGAAGAAGCTATAGAGTATTTTGAATTTAATCAGATAGGAGCATGGATGGGAGACAACACTCCCTGTTTCATCTCTCCTTTCGACAAAGAAGAAATAGATTGGGAGTAGAAAAACCATACAACTCTGGTCAGTGGACTAAGGCTCGT